TGTTCTAGAAAGATATCCATTCGTATCAAATGCTACAGATGCTATCAAAGCAGACGGTACTTCTAACTACATGAAGAATGTCATCAACAGACAATCTGAGTGGGTATATGCTACTACACACGTAGATAGCACAGGTTCAATGTCTTTGGCAAGTGGATCTGATGGTACTGCAGCACCAACTTCTGCATATCTAGCAGGATTTAATCAGTTTGAAGATAAAGACACTATCGAAGTGGACTTCTTGATTGCACCAGGACAAACGGCTGCAGGAGATCAGGATACATTGGTTGACGATCTTATCGTAACAGCAGATACAACTCGTAAGGATTGTGTTGTTGTAACATCACCTGCATCAGCCTCAGTCGTAGGCAATGCAGATCCAGTAACCGCAACCGTTACAGACGTAGGCGCATATACATACAGTTCATATGCCTTTGTCGATAATAACTGGTTGAAAGTATACGACAAATATAACGACAAGTACATCCATACACCTGCAGCAGGTCAAACAGCAGGTATCATGGCAGCTTCAGATGCAAACTCTGCACCATGGTTCTCACCTGCAGGTTCTCGTAGAGGTCAGTACTTGGGCGTAACAAGCCTAGCTTATACTCCAACTAAATCGCAAAGAGACACACTATATAAAGCAGGTATCAACCCGATTGCTAACTTACCGGGCCAAGGTATCTTATTGTATGGTGACAAAACACACATGAACAGACCATCAGCATTTGATCGTATCAATGTTCGTAGGTTGTTTAACGTTGTCGAAAGAGCGATTGCACTAGCAGCAAGAAACACTTTGTTCGAACTCAACGATGAGTTCACAAGAGCGGAGTTCGTTAACATCGTAGAACCATTCCTGAGAGAAATCAAAGGACGTAGAGGTATTACAGACTTTAGGGTTGTATGCGATGAAACAAACAATACTGCTGCAGTAATAGATAGAAACGAGTTTATTGCGAACATCTTCATCAAGCCAGCACGTTCTATCAACTACATCACTCTTAACTTTGTAGCTGTAAGATCTGGCGTTGACTTTGAAGAAGTCGCCGGACTATCGGTATAAAGGGGAGATAGAAAATGGCAGTACTAGGCGTAGATGATTTTAAAGCCAAGTTACGTGGCGGTGGAGCGAGACCAAATCTCTTCAAAGCTACGATTAACTTTCCGGGCTATGCAAACGGAGATGTAGAACTTACATCTTTCTTGTGTGAAGCAGCACAACTTCCTGCTTCCACTATGGGTACAATCATTGTACCATTTCGTGGTAGACAGTTAAAGATGGCAGGAGACCGTACATTCGAAACGTGGTCACCTACTATCATTAATGATACTGACTTTAATGTTCGTAACGCTATGGAACGTTGGATGAACGGTATGAATGCACATAGTGCAAATACTGGTCTAACAAACCCTGTAGATTACGAAGCAGACCTTGTTGTCGATCAACTCGACAAAGACGGGTCTACATTGAAGTCTTATAACTTTCGTGGGTGTTTCCCGACAGCAGTATCAGCAATCGATCTGAACTATGCTTCAGAAAACGAGATTGAAAGATTTACTGTTGAATTCCAAATGCAATATTGGGAAGCAGCGACTACTTCTTAAAGTAGTATAAATAAAAGTTAAGGTGGGCTGTGGTGGCCCACCTACCTCTAATATTAGGATTTAATATGGCTGAGAACAACGGCGTTACATTATTTGGTTTTGAAATAAAACGTAAAAAAGATACTTCTCAAGAGAAGTTACAATCTATTGTGCCACCTACAGATCAGGATGGTGCAGGATACGTTACTGCTGCAGGTGCTCATTATGGTACTTACGTAAACCTTGGTGGTGAAGATCACGCTAAAGATAACTTACAGAACATTAGACAATATCGTGCAGTTGCCACTCATCCTGAGGTAGACGCAGCCATTGAGGATATTGTAAACGAATCTGTTATTTCGGGTGAAGGCGAAAGCTCAATATCCTTGACGATGGATAAGGTTGAGGGTTTAAGCGAGTCACTTAAGAAACAAATCAATGAAGAGTTTGACAACGTTGTTTCTATGCTAAACTTTAACGATTTAGGTCATGATATTTTCAGACGTTGGTATGTCGATGGTCGTATCTATCATCACTTGGTTGTTGATGAGAAGAACCTAAAGCTAGGTATTCAGGAGATCAGACCTGTTGATGCGACAAAGATTCGCAAAGTAAAAGAAGTAAAGAAGAAAAAAGATCCTGTAACTGGCGCAAGTCTTATCGATAATGTCAATGAGTTCTACATTTATCAGGAAAAACCAGGCGGTACTAATCAAGGTGTAAAGCTTTCTACAGACTCTGTTAGTTATGTCACATCAGGTCTTTTGGATGTTGACCGTAAGCGTGTCGTTTCTCACTTACATAAAGCACTAAAGCCGATTAACCAGTTGCGTATGATGGAAGACTCGCTAGTTATTTACAGACTAGCTAGAGCACCTGAGAGACGCATCTTCTACATTGATGTTGGTAACTTACCAAGAGGTAAGGCAGAAACGTACATGAAAGATATCATGGCACGTTATCGCAACAAACTTGTCTATGATGCTGACACAGGTAAGATCAGAGATGATCGTAAGCACATGTCAATGCTTGAAGACTTTTGGTTGCCACGTAGAGAAGGTGGTAGAGGTACAGAGATCTCCACATTGCCTGGCGGCGAAAACCTTGGACAGATTGACGATATTGTTTACTTTCAAAAGAGACTATACCGTTCACTGAATGTGCCTATTAATAGACTAGAGCAAGAGGCACAGTTCTCTCTAGGAAGATCTACAGAAATCTCTAGAGATGAAGTCAAGTTCCAAAAGTTTGTTGACAGACTTCGTAATAGATTTGGAATGCTATTCACAGAGATCCTTAAGAAACAGTTGATCATGAAAGGTTTGATTACTGAAGAAGATTGGGATCAATGGAAGAACGATATTGCGATTGACTATATAAGGGATAACCACTTTACAGAACTTAAAGATGCTGAGTTACTTGCAAACAGATTACAAACTCTTGATCAAGTACAACAGTATGTCGGAGAGTTCTTCTCTAAAGAGTATGTCATGAAAAACATTCTGATGTTGGATGATGATGGTATGAAACAAATGAAAGATCAGATTGCACAAGAAACGCAAGCTGGAGAGATAAACAATGATGAGGATGAAGACCAATGAGTGAACCGCAAATGAGTCCAGACACAAAACTACACGATTTTATTGACGCTGTTGTAGATAAAGATTTTTCTAAAGCTGCGCCAACATTTCATGAACTTTTAGCAGACAAAATGTCTGATGCACTTGACCAAGAAAAGGTTGCAGTAGCAGATCAGATGTTCAATGGTGCAGAAGCTGAGTTGGACGAAGATGATCCTTCAGAGGAAGAAGTCGAAGCCGCACTAGATGAGCTAGAAGATGATACAGAAGAAGATGAAGAAGAACAATAGTATACCAAAAATCTTTTTAGTATAAATAAAAGAAAAATAAAGAACATGACAAAAACATTTAAAGATATTAGAGAACTTGCAGGAAGAAAGCCTTCTGGAAACACAATCTTGGATACTAAGATTGATCGTATTCCTGTAAAGATTACTAAGGAAAAGAATGGATTTGTTGTGTACATCGATGGTGATAGACTAGATAGCTATAAGTCTCAGAAAGAAGCTGAGAAAATGGCTAAAGAGTTTGTCAAGCAATATAAAGGTTAACTAGATGAAGCTTATCACAGAATACACTGAAACAAATGTTCAGTGCATCGTAGAGAAAAAAGAAGATGGATCTAAATCACATGTGATTGAGGGTGTCTTCATGCAAGCCGAATCTAAGAATAGAAACGGACGTGTCTACCCAAAGCCTATTATGGAAAAGGCTGTAGATAAATATGTTTCAGAACAAGTTTCCAAGAACAGAGCGGTGGGCGAGTTAAATCACCCTGATGGACCAACTGTTAACTTGGATAAAGTATCTCACAAGATCACAGAACTTTCTTGGAAGGGAAATGATGTTGTGGGTAAGGCACAGATACTGGATACTCCGATGGGTAATATTGTAAAAGGTTTACTAGAAGGTGGTGTTCAACTAGGTGTCTCGACTCGTGGTATGGGTAGCCTTGAGCAACGTAACGGAACTATGTACGTCAAAGATGACTTTATGCTTAATACGGTTGATATCGTACAAGATCCATCTGCACCAAATGCTTTTGTTAATGGAATAATGGAAGGTGTTGAGTGGGTCTGGAATAATGGCATCATTGAAGCTCAAGAAATTGAAAGAATAGAGACTGAAATCAAACGTGCTCCACGTGCGGATCTTTATGAGACGCAGGTTCGTGAGTATAAAAATTTCCTCTCGTTATTGAAACAAACATGATTAAGGAGTCAAACATGACTGATCAAATCGAAGAGCAGGATGTGGAACTTCTAGACGAGATGGAAGTCGAAGAAGCACACGATCCTAAGAATGCTGAAGCTCAGTCGCTTGCTGCTAATGATGCAGCAGAAGACAAAGCACCTAAAGCTAAAAAGCGTAAGGGTGATAAGGGTAACAGCGAACCAATGCAAAAGGGTTCTGCAACACCAATGAAAGCGGAGTCAGTAGAGATTGATGGAGATTTTAGTGAAGACTTAAATGCTCTTGTTGAATCTGAGGCAACACTCAGTGATGAGTTTAAAGCCAAAACTGCAGTAATCTTTGAAGCAGCGGTAAAGTCAAAAATCTCAGAAGAGATCAACCGTTTGGAAACTGAATATCAAGAACAACTTGATGAAGAAATTCAGTCAACAAAAGCTGATCTTGTTGAGAAAGTAGACAGCTACCTCAACTATGTGGTTGAAAATTGGATGGAAGAAAACAAACTTGCGATTCAATCTGGACTTCGTTCAGAAATCGCAGAAGGTTTCATGGATAAGTTGAAAGACTTGTTTGTAGAATCTTATGTTGAAGTTCCTGAGTCCAAAGTTGACCTAGTAGACGAACTGGCAACAGCTAACGAAGAACTAGAAGAACAGTACAACGAAGCCGTTGCTAAAGCTATGACAATCCAAGAAGAGCTAGTATCTTACAAGCGTGATGCGATTATTCGTGAAGCGTCAAAAGACCTAGCAGAAACTCAGGTTGAAAAGCTTGCCAAACTAGCAGAATCTGTAGATTTTGATGATGCAGAGTCATTCGCCTCTAAGGTGTTGACACTGAAAGAATCATACTTCTCACAGAAGACCGCTACATCTGTTATCGCAGAAGAGTCAGAAGATGACACAGCCGATGAAGCTGTAGAAACTTCAGCGATGATGGAGCAATATTTACAAGCCCTAAGAAAAACTAAATAAGTTAAGGAGATCCAATTATGGAAACTTATGATCGTCTCGTAGAGAAATGGTCTCCAGTATTGAACGAAGAGTCTGCCGGTTCTATTACCGATGCACACAAGCGTT